GAAATCCAACCGCAAAGGTTATGGGAGTTACTGCTGTTTTTGATTGATACTTATGTTTAATATTTTTAAAAAAGAAGAAACGACTAGGGAGGTTCCTATGCGTAGAGAAGGATATCAAATTCCTCAAGTAGAATTTGTATTCCGTGAAAACGGAGAATTTGTAAACCGCACATCTTCAGAACTTTTCGATGGGAAGCGTGTTGTCATTTTTAGCTTGCCTGGTGCTTTCACTCCTACTTGCAGTGCCTATCAGCTACCTGGATTCGAAGAAAAATACGACGACTTTATTAGTGGTGGCATCGACGCTATTTACTGCATCTCTGTTAATGATGGATTTGTGATGAATGCTTGGGCACAAGACCAAAACATCAAGAATGTCCAACTCATTCCTGATGGTAATGCATACTTCACCCGTTCGATGGGACAACTAGTAATGAAGTCTAATCTTGGTTTCGGTGAGCGTTCTTGGCGTTATGCTGCAGTTGTAGATAATGGAATTATTGAGAAACTGTTTGAAGAACCTGGTAAGTGTGATAATGCCAAGGAAGACCCTTATGGCGAAACAACACCAGAAGCAGTTCTGGAATATGTGAAATCTACTGTTCGTGAGGCGGTAGCAGTTTGATTAAAGGAGGGTTCATCCCTCCTTTTTTAATAAATACATTTACTGAAAGTGTAGACCAATGAGAATAGATCTCCATAACTTCTTTAGATATTATGACCCCCAAAACCCAAAGCACGTTGCTGCGGTTGAACAACTTGAAGTAGATCTTGCTAGTAAGGAACCAGATTTACTTGAAGATGATTCTAACTGGGTTAGAATTTATAGAACTAAAGTGGAAGCATCATTTCCTGGAGTTCTTACCGTACCTTTCTATCCGCAGACTGATAATTACAGAGATGCTCAAAGAACCTGTAATTCATCCGCCTGTGCTATGTGTCTAGAGTATTTTAAACCAGGCACACTTCAAGGAGCAAAGGGCGACGACGCCTATGTTAGAAAAGTATTTTCAGTCGGTGATACGACTGACCACTCAGTCCAGACAAAAGTTCTGGAATCGTACGGTATTAAATCAAGGTTCAGTTACAATCTTTCTTTTGCTGATCTTGATCGTGAACTTGCCGCTGGCAGACCTGTTGTCATTGGCATTCTTCATCGGGGGACTCTATCTAATCCCGTAGGTGGACATATGCTAGTTGTGATTGGTAAGAGGGGTGAGGATTATGTAGTGAATGACCCCTATGGTTCTTTGAACGATGGATACACAGGACCAGTAACAAACGGCAAGGGTACTGTTTATAAGAGATCTGACCTAATGTATCGTTGGTTAGATAATGGTAAAGATAAAACTGGCTGGGGTAGAATATTTGACGCAAAAAAGCAGTAGACTCTACTTCAACCATTAATCTGGCAAAAGGAGTAGAGTTAATCAAACAATTTGAAGGTTGTCATTTAAAGGCATATCCAGATCCATTAACTGGTAATCTACCTATCACAATTGGTTGGGGTTCTACTCGCAAGCGAAATGGGCAACCATTTAAACTTGGAGAAACAATTACTCAAGTTGAAGCAGATGATTTACTTGAGTATGATATTGAAACTAGATTCCTCCCATCACTTAGAAAAATTCCTCATTGGAATGAGATGAATGAAAATCAACAAGGAGCACTTCTTTCCTTTGCTTATAACTTAGGTGCTAATTTCTATGGTGGTCGTTCTTTTTCTACGATTACTGCGGTCTTAAGAAATAAAGAGTGGGATAAAGTTCCCAGCACATTAGTTCTCTATCGCAATCCTGGTAGTAATGTTGAGGTTGGATTGTTAAAGAGACGAGGTGCTGAAGGCAGATTGTGGTCTTCATAACTCTTTATACTAAATAATAGTATCGTTTAACACCACTATCGATGCCAAACTCTCCCAACATGGATAGAGACCATGTTGTTATGTTAGAGAAGTTGGATAAGATAATTCTACATGCTGAATCAGAGGAAGTTGATACTGGGTTGCGAAGAAGAATGTATGCTCTTCGCAACCTATTTGTTATTCATTCTGGTAAAGCACAAGGAATGAAAGATGAGTTGAATCAACTTATTGCGAAAAATAGAAAAAGAATATTACTTATTGGGGCAGCAGTTGTCTCTGCAATTGTTGTCCCTTATTTTGTCATAACCAGAACAACTTGGTTAATGCAAAAACCTATTGCATGTAAAGAATTTGCAACTACAAGTTCTTTATATCCTGGTGCCATTGAAGTATGTTTGAATGGAGTCACCAGAGCATACTCATTGCATAATGGTGATGTAGAGTTGGATCTTACATTTATGAGATCCGAAACCGAAAGAGTGCAAGCAGATATTATATTTTGGCTTGCCGATAAGATCGGTGATAAAGAAGTTGATTATGCTGGTGAATATAATATTGACAGAGTTAGAGTATATGATAATGGAATTTTAGTTGATGATCACAAAGAGAAAATGAGTGGATGGATGCACCCACTTGTTCCTGCTGATGTTCGTATGCCTATGTGGGAATATGTTCACGCAATGAGAGGAAAATTCCATAGAGACAAACCACCATTTGAAGAAGTCCTTCATGGATTTGTAGATAATATGGGTGCGATTGTTGCTACTTTAGGGAGCATTGGTGTTACGGCATTTAGATTTTTTAGAGCTGGAAGGGGAATGTAATTCCTCTTCTCTCTTTCTTTGAGCATCAATACCAAAAGTTGATAAGGTGGATGTGAATACTGCTGCTACAAAAGTAGGATCCATCTTATTCATCACTCCCATATAACCAAGAGTGAGCATACCAGCAGACCAAATCAGCACTGCTATTCTAACTACAGCAACCATACAAACATTATCCCTTAAATTTTTTCCTACCACGTTTTGCTGGTCTCCTAATGAACCTGATGATTTCTGGGAATTGTTTTTTGGGTGGGATTCTTCTAGCATTGAGGAATACTCCTTCGTTGGTTATTAACCTTATAATCAATAATCCAATAAGAAGAATTTTTTTCATTTTAGATGTATGGTTTTGCTATTCCTTCGTTTAACATTCTTTCATTCACTGTGACAGGATCTCCCACAAGATAAAGAGTTCCCAGGATTCTTCCATACTTATCTTCTTTATATGTTTCAATAATCCACTCACCTTCACGAGATAATTCTTTTTCTAACCAAAGTCTTGCCTTGATACCTTCTGCCTTTTCTTCTAGGTCTTTGGTTCTTGTTTCTGCAGCATCAATATCTTTTAATCTAACTCTATGTGATATTGTAATACAGAATCCAAGGTCAATATCTAAGTCAATAGTGTCCCCATCAATGATTCTGTTGATCTTCTTGATTTTGTATTGGTACATCTTTCATCTCCAGATGTGCTAATCTTAATATGTAATAAATTGTCCAGGCAGTGAATGTTAATCCACATCCAAGTATAACTACTACACCCCAAGGAAAGTCATTCATAGTCTACCTTCTTGTTTATGTATCCAGGTTTTGAGTTCGTGAAGATAATTCCTTAGCATATCTGCTTTTTCTAAATGCCATTTATCTCCACTCCTAAAATATTCTTGAGTGTGATTGTCGATTGCCTTAAGAGTATTATGTATAGGAGCGTTCCAAGGTTCCCGTTTGGGTGTATTCCATTCCCTTGGCATTGGTGGGAAAGCAGTTTTAAATATTTAGAATAATGGGTGTTTATTTATACCGTGCCACCTTAGAGGGTGGGCTCATTGACAGGGTTTCAAAACAATGTTATGATAAATACAACAACAGGTTAAGGAATGTTACAGTTCTTTAATCTTTGCAACTCTCATTAACCGAGACCTGTGGGGAGTATAAACACGTCTCTCATATCCTAGACTTAGGGTGTCTAGGAAATAAGTATCTCCACCATTTCCCTGATGGATCTACTTACTTTTTAAAACAATGACTGCTACAATTTCACAACAAAGACAATCTAATATTTGGGAACAGTTCTGCAATTGGGTAACTTCAACCGATAATCGTCTTTATGTCGGTTGGTTTGGAGTTCTTATGATTCCCTGCCTACTTGCTGCTACAATTTGTTTCATCATCGCATTCATCGGTGCTCCCCCTGTGGACATTGATGGTATCCGTGAACCTGTTGCTGGTTCCTTAATGTATGGAAACAACATCATCTCTGGTGCTGTTGTCCCTTCGTCCAATGCTATTGGACTGCACTTCTACCCCATCTGGGAAGCTGCTTCCCTAGATGAGTGGCTCTACAACGGTGGTCCTTTCCAACTGGTTGTCTTCCACTTTCTAATCGGTATCTATGCATACATGGGACGTGAGTGGGAACTTTCTTACCGACTTGGTATGCGTCCTTGGATTTGTGTTGCCTACAGCGCACCCGTTGCTGCTGCTTCTGCAGTGTTCCTCGTATATCCATTTGGACAAGGTTCCTTCTCTGATGCTATGCCTCTCGGCATTTCAGGTACATTTAACTACATGCTTGTTTTCCAGGCGGAGCATAACATCCTCATGCACCCCTTCCATATGCTTGGAGTTGCTGGTGTCTTCGGTGGTTCACTGTTCAGTGCTATGCACGGTTCTCTGGTTACTTCCTCACTGGTTCGCGAAACCACTGAGAACGAGTCACAGAACTATGGTTACAAGTTCGGTCAAGAAGAAGAGACCTATAACATCGTTGCTGCTCACGGTTATTTCGGACGCCTTATTTTCCAATATGCTTCCTTTAATAACTCACGTTCACTGCACTTCTTCCTTGCTGCCTGGCCCGTTGTAGGCATCTGGTTCGCTGCTCTTGGTGTTTCCACTATGGCCTTTAACCTTAACGGTTTTAATTTCAATCAATCACTGCTGTCTTCTGATGGTCGTGTGATTAATACCTGGGCTGATATTCTTAACCGTGCTAATCTTGGATTTGAAGTAATGCACGAAAGGAACGCTAGATTTGTTGGTGTTCTTGCCTAGTAATAGGCATTAGTAAAATCGGGTTAAACGGGGAAACTCTCAAGTAGACAATCCCGTACCAAGTCA